CAAAGACTTGATGCTCAGACCTCACCCACCAGTTCTACGCTCAATGGCGCAATAACCTCTACAACAGCCACCACAATCACTTTAAACACAACGGTTGGACTACCTGCTACTGGGTTCATCAAAGTTGATTCTGAGACGATTTGGTACGGCTACATCGATGGCAGTACCCTTGGCAACTGTTATAGGGGTCAAAATAACACAACAGCGGCAACCCACCTCACAGGTACAGCCGTGTATGTACAGAATTTACCTTCCATTACCGTGTGGCCTACCCCTGATGGGTCACAGACTTATCAGTTCGTGTACTGGCGCATGCGCCGCACACAAGATGCTGGCGGCGGTGTGAATGTTATGGATGTGCCATTCCGCTTTGTGCCATGTATGGCGGCAGGTTTGGCGTATCACGTTGCTCTAAAAGTGCCCGGTGGTTTAGAGCGCATACAACTTTTAAAATCCCAGTACGACGAAGCATGGATGGTTGCCGCTGACGAAGACCAAGAACGCGCCGCAATACGCCTTGTTCCAAGGCAGATGTTTATCGGGGGGACGTAATGGGTAATCGGTTTGCGTCTGGTAAAAATGCAATTGCTGAATGCGACCGATGTGGTTTTCGTTTTAAGTTGACTGCGTTACGTAAAGAAGTAGTTAAAACAAAGACGTATAACTTGTTAGTTTGTGCCACTTGCTGGAATCCAGACCAACCGCAGTTGCAGTTGGGTATGTACCCAGTAGATGACCCACAAGGTGTGCGCGACCCTCGACCTGACAGAAGTTACCAAGTTTCTGGTTTAGATGTAGATGGGTATAGCGGTGGTGGTAGTCGAATTTTTCAATGGGGCTGGAACCCTGTTGGTGGGGCAAGCAGTTTTGATGCGGCGTTGACACCAAATAATTTGAATTTGGTTGTACAACTTGGTACAGTAACGGTTAGCGTAACTTAGGAGTTAAAAATGGACAAGAAAGACTTAAAGCAGGACAAGAAAATGATTGCTGGTGCTGTGCACAAGCATGAGAAAAAATTGCATCCGGGCAAGCCAATGACTAAATTGGCTAAAGGTGGCAAAACCAACGACATGATGAAACAGTACGGGCGGGGCATGGCTAAAGTCGTGAACCAGCGTGGTTCGGCAAGGAGTAAATAATGGCTAAATTTAGTATGAAAAAAATGGGCAAAGAAGTTGGCTCGGCTAGTGTGTACGCTGTACCACACGATATGTCTGGTAAAGAAACTAAAGCTGTAGTCCCAACTGAGACTGGCGCTAAACGCATGACAGAGATGAATCCATCTATTGGCGGTATCAGCAAAGGTAATTACCCACCCACTAAGACTAGCGGTATCAAGATGCGTGGTACTGGCTGTGCTACTAAAGGTGTTATGTCAAGAGGACCAATGGGATGACCTATTCCGAGTTAGTAGCTGCAATTCAGACCTATACGGAGAACAACTTTCCGTCTACCACTTTGGCGGACAGCACGGTTGTGTCTTCAACAACGCAAATAAATCGTTTTATTACGCAGGCTGAACAACGCATTTACAACACGGTACAGTTCCCATCGTTACGTAAAAATGTAACGGGGGCTATGGCGTATAACAATAAATATTTAAATTGCCCCGCAGATTTTTTAGCTACATATTCCATAGCAACTATAGATCCAACTACGGGGTCGTATGTATATTTGCTAAACAAAGATGTTAACTTTCTTCGTGAAGCATACCCAATTCCTACAGACCTTGGCGCTCCTAAATACTACGCGCTATTTGGTCCACAGTCTGGTGACGCAGCGGAACTAACATTTATTATTGGCCCAACACCTGACGCATCTTATAGTGTTGAACTGCACTATTATTATTATCCTGAGTCAATCACTACAGCCGTAACTACTTGGCTGGGCGACAACTTTGACACAGTCCTTTTATATGGCTCATTAGTTGAAGCGTATACGTACATGAAAGGTGAGCAAGATTTAATCGTGCTTTATGACACTAAGTACAAGGAAGCATTGGCGCTGGCTAAACGCCTTGGTGATGGTCTGGAGCGTCAGGATGCCTACCGTTCTGGTCAATATAGACAGGCGGTGACTTGATGGCGTTTACTGGCAATTTCACCTGCAATACGTTTAAGACGGGCTTGATGAATGGCACGTTTAACTTTACGTCTGGTAGTTTTTATTTGGCGTTGTATACCAACTCAGCCACCCTCAATGAAGATACAACTGCATACACTGCTACGGGCGAAGCGTCTGGTGGCAACTATGTAGCAGGCGGTAATTTATTGACCATAGCCCAAGTCCCAACGGTCGGTAATGGAGACACAGCGTTTATTTCGTTTAACAACACATCATGGACGGGTGCAATAACGGCAAGAGGCGCTTTAATCTATCTAATCGGTGGTGGAAACCCAGCAGTTTGTGTATTAGATTTTGGCGCGGATAAGACTTCTACTGCAACATTTACCGTACAATTCCCCGCAGTTACCAACACTTCAGCAATCATAAGGATTACGTAATGGCGCTTATAAACACAATTCATGGTGAGATGGACGTCTCTCTTCTTGAAAAAAGAGAAGGCTCCCTTGACAACGAAAATGAAACTACCACATGGGTAGAGTATTGGTTGGATGATGAACTTGTTCATCGTTCAGTTAACATGGCATTAAAACGCTCTGTAATCGGCACGCCAGTGGCGGCATCTTTAGCTTAAAGGAAATATCATGGCTAATACCCAAGCAATGTGCACATCGTTCAAGGTTGACCTGTTCAACGCTGTTCACGCGTTCAACGCCACAGGCATCCCCGCCCATACTGCGGCTACAGCGGATACATTCAAAGCAGCGCTATATTTAGCTTCTGCGACCGTTGACTCGACTACCACCGCGTATTCATCAACCGACGAAGTTACAGGTACTAACTACACCGCTGGCGGTGTAACCGTTACGTTTGGTACTGCGCCAACGTCTACATCGACTACTGCGTTTATTACACCATCCGCTTCAATCGTTTACACCAACGTGACTCTTGCTACAGCTTTCAACGCTGTATTGATCTACAACTCTACACAGTCAAACAAGTCTGTTAGCGTTCACACGTTCGGTTCACAAACAATTACTGCAGGTACATTTACTCTGACAATGCCAACTAACGACTCAACCAACGCGTTGCTTCGTTTGGCTTAAGCCTTAGCTACGGAGGTAGCTAATGTTTGGTTTTGCCCCGCTATCTGCTAATCCATTTAGCGCCGTCCCTTTAATCGTTAGTGCTGGACTGACGGGTAATGCCGCGACCGGGGCAGTTGGAACCGTAACTAAAAGCGCGTCTGTAGCAACTACAGGAGTAAACGCCACAGGAGCAGTTGGAACTGCAGGGGCGGCTTATGCTTTTGGAATAACAGGTAATACGGCAACTGGCGCAGTTGGAACTGTAACTTTAGGTACCTCTAGGGGTATTACAGGCGTATCCGCAACTGGCTCTGTAGGCACTGATCCGCCTAATGAAACTGTTGCAATATCAGGAGTCTTTTCTACTGGTGCGGTTGGCAGTATGGGGGCTGTAGTTAGCCAAAACGCTGACTTGACAGGAGTTAGTGCTACAGGCTCTGTAGGCACAGTAGTATTTACAAGACTCCAACCAATAACCGGTGTATCAGCAACAGGTTCTGTCGGTACAGTTGGGGTAAATTTTTCTTTAGAGTTAACTAATGTAAGCGCAACAGGTTTTGTTGGCTCTGTATCATTAGGTAATAGAAGCATTGCCATAACTGGAGTTTCTTCTACAGGTTCTGTAGGTACAGTTGCGTTTACAAGATCGTTCTCAATAACAGGCGTATCCACTACAGGTTCTGTTGGAACAATAGCAATTAACAGAACACTCGCTTTGACTGGCGTGTCTGCCACAGGGTCTGTCGGAAATGTTTACCCCGCGTACTGGACACCAATTATTACCACACAAACACCAAGCTGGACTACAATCCAGACGCCTTAAAAGGAAGAAATCATGGCACTTGTACTAGCAGATCGCGTTCAAGAAACTACCACTACAACAGGTACCGGCACAATCACGCTTGCCGGTGCAGTATCAGGCTTTCAATCTTTTGCAGCCGTAGGTAATGCTAACACTACGTACTACACAATTGCAGGGCAGACCACCTCTGAGTTTGAAGTTGGGATTGGTACATATACTACTTCTGGTACAACTTTATCTAGAGACACAATACTTACTTCTAGTAATTCTAATTTAGCAGTTAACTTTAGCGCAGGTACTAAAAACGTATTTGTTACTTACCCAGCTAGCCGTTCTGTATATGCTAACGGTA